TATCGCAACGGTTTTAATCCTCGTGTATCACCATTATCAGTTTCAAATACGATTCAGATTTCGGGTGCTACCATCGACTTAGCCGATGTCATGCATTTGTCACGGGAAGGTAATGAGGACCGTGACGGTGTGAGAGCGTCATTTAAAATGGGTAAATTCGATAACACGGTTGGAAAGTCAAAATCTAAACTTGATATATTCCTTTCAAATGATCGGTATACCGATGAAACCGAAGTGCTCACTCTACGCGCGGATGCTCGTGTTGGTATAGGAACTACACAACCGAGTGCACATTTAGAAGTATACGCCACAGGTGTAGGAAATCCAATAGGTAATGTAGGGGAGGGTAATGGTATTTTAGTTCACAATCATGGTGAGGGTGCCGGGGATGCTATCGTAGCCCTACAAACTGATACATCAAATGGTAATGTATTTACGTCATATATTCAAAGTGATAATGACTCGGCCTTCACTGGCTGGTCTGTAGGTCTAACGGGTTCATCGAATGATTTTAGAATCACAGAGGACTACGAGAAGGTTTCTGAATCTAGTGCAGTTGGTGTCTTTATAAGTGGCACATCGAGAAACGTTGGTATAGGCACGGATATACCTAGGGGTAAATTGGAAGTCGCTGGTAACGTTGTCATAGGAAATCAACTCACATTTGGGGGTCTTACCGGTGACGAGTATGGAAATACTATGTTCGTAGAGAGAAGTTATTCGACTAATTTTGATAAAAATGAGCTCGTATTATTCAAGGGTAATAAAACCGCATCCGCCACAAACTCATCTGGTCCTTCCAGAATTAGACATATTTCAGGTGAACACGTATTTCAAACTATAGATATAGACGGTGAAACTTTCGAAGACACGATTGGGACCGTCGGTGAAGGAACGGGTGACGTCCCCCTCTGTATTACAGATTTGGGAACTGTTGTGATAGGCGGAAGTCGTTTAGATGCAGCGGCGGCTGCGGCACGAACAAATACTAAACTCATTGTTAAGGGTGATATTGAGTTTGCGGGAACGGGCACATTTAAGCTGACGGGTTTTCAATTTTTAACGACAACTGGAGCTTCATCATTAAATATTCTTCGAAATGTTTTAAATGGTGTCACACGTCGTCCACTCGTATTTACACACGATGATGGGGTAGGTGGTGATGTTGAATTTGCTCGTTTTGACGATGGAGGTCGTTTCGGTGTAGGCACTGATTCTCCGAGTGCAAATGTCCACATATACGATTCTCGAACAACTGATATCGATGTGCTCAAACTTGAGAGTCCGGGAACAGATAAGGAGACGGGTATGCTCATTTACACTGGTGATGGGGAAGGTGGATTCATTAGGGGTTTCAGTAACGCCAATAACGACACCACGGGTCTTATCGTGGGTGTAGCTAATAACAGTGTTATCACAAATTGTATCCATGTAATTCAGTCGAGTAACGTGGGTATAGGCACAAACAAACCGGGTGAAAAAGTTCACATCTATGATGGAACGTTGCTTGTAGAACACTCCTCGAGTAATGCGACAGTGGAGTTTAAGACCACTGGTGGAACGGCGAACATTCACACGGACGCATCGGGTAATGTGCATATAAACCCCTTGATAACCGGATCTAGAAATACAACCTTCCTCAATAGTAATGTAGAGGTCATAGGTGATTTCACCGTCGACGGTGCCCTAGATCTAGGTGAGCAAGTTGGTATTGGTTTAGGGGGTGCTACGGCAAATACAGAACTTCACGTCAATGGTGGTATAATTACAAACTCTGACCAAGTTGCTACAAAGAGGTATTCAAACACATTTCCTATTACAGCGGGTAATGGACAAGATGTAGTTCTCACATTCAAAAAAGAGACATTCTTCAGTAAAGTCATTGCAGTTTTAAGAGAAAATGGTGATGTTTCTAACACGAGCACCATGGTTCTTGAGTTCTCAGGAGGCACCCACGACGGAAGTGTCCCCACAAAAGACATCGCATTAGGCACGAAAAATATATTTGGATCAGCTAACGAATATCCGTGGAGTTCAGGTGTTGAGGTGGGGACGAGAAGTGTTAGACTTATACCATACACGAAAGACCAAGGTGGAGTTGATTACAATTATGATATTATAGTTGAAGTCGTTACAGCGTGTAATGGAGGTCTCAGTAAAATTTCAAATAATCTTACAACCGATGATCCAGCAAATCTCGATAATGATACCGCTGGAACAGACACTCTATCGACACATTCTTATTAAATTTACTACAGGGGAGTGCCCTGCGGTAGATTCAACATTTACGCCCTGATGGAATCGGAGACGGCTAACATCACCACGCCGATAATAAAAGCCATGATGACGTAATTTAATTCAGTTTCTTCACGACCGACGGGTGGTGCCTTTGCCACCTCCTCAGTCTTTGGTTCCGCAACAACTTTCTGCTGTCGAACGGGAGGCTCAAGCTCCTCAAGCGGACAATACGCTATCATTTATATAGTATTAGAGATTAATTTCAGTCTTCTTTTTTCGACGGGTTCTCTTTGGTTTGGCGGCACCCACATTAACCTCCTTAACCTCACCACCCGTGGAGTCACCAGAGATGGAGATGATGTCACTGAGATCATCGTCCTCCTCCACTGGTGGGGCTGCTGCTGTGCCGAAAGAAGTGTTCATAGGGGGTGGAGGGGGCATCATAATTCCACCCATGAGACTAGAAATATCAACCCCGGGCCCCTTCATCTCATATTCTCCTGTGCCACCCACCGGGGCATCAGCTGCGGAACCATCGGGGGCTCGTGTCGTATTTTGAACAGCACTCATCATATTCTTCACCAGGTCTGGGTTCTGCTTAATGACATCATTCATATTGGGCATTACCGATTTGAACATAGAATTGGTAAGATGGAACATCATTGCTGAGCCACCCAACATCATAATCAGTTTGACCTCTGGTGCGACATTGACCTTCGAGCGATACTTCACATACAGCTCCTCGAATACTCCATCGTAGTCATCAACATTCTCCATCACGGATTCAGACCAACCCTCGAGCTGAATCTCAAAAGGGTTATACCTCTTATTAAGGAACTCTAGACCAGTCACACACGCAACAAGCATACGCCTCGAAAAGCGAACGGATTGTTCAACATCTATACTGTACGTAATTCGCTTAACCTCAGACCTGAGCTCATCAACATTTGAGTAAGCATTCAGTCTCTTGTTCACAGCGAAACCTTTCTTCTCTAGACGTCCTAACTTGTTAATTAGATCGGCCTTCTCCTCATCAATTGAGGTATACCCTTTACTGGGCTGCTCAGCCTGTTCATCAGGTCCAGGGCCCATAGGCTCATCGTCAAACATCATATGTTCATCTTCACCGTAGTCAATCTCCTCATCTTCATGGGGCTGCGCTGGAGCTGATTGCTTATTAGGATTCACAAAAGCATCCATAGCCTCTTGTTGATGCATAGATGAGGGAGGTCGCTGCATGGGTCTCTGAGGTCGAGGCACTATTTTGGGACGTGGGGCGGAAATCTCAATCTCATCCATGAGCGCCTGTTCGTCGGCATCTAATTTCATAACGGTCGTATGACCCCTGTCGAGTACGATTTCTTCGTCCATCTACTCTCTGTCTAGAAACTAAGAAAATGTCTTTAACGCACTTTAAAAAAATATATGTCTATTATAAATGTTCAAACTCAATCGTGCTGATCGTAACGCCCTCATCGCCATGACCGTCTTGATGATCGCCATCATCGTTCTGGGTGTGATGAATGTGAGAACCGTCAACTATCAACCCAGGCCAATCACCATCAAGGCTGTCAGTGAAAAGTCACTTTTCGATCTCGAGAGTGATCTCGAGTGCACCGCCGGTTCGGGTAAGAAGGATAGCCCTTACTCTGTCGGTCTCACCCCAGGTGGCCTATGCGGTGCCCAAGAGCTTGTGGGTGAGCACGCTGGCTACGAGATCTCGGATGGAATCGGTGGATCTTTAATCTAAGCTAATATAAATGGCTCTCATCACGTCACCAACGGAGACTATTCCAGATCTCAACTATGAGTATCACACCATCACAGTCGACACGGTCGATCAAGCTAGTGCGAATACTTTCACTTGTTATCTCAGTCAGCCGCTGAAAAATATCGTTCAGGCTAGACTTCTCGCCGCTCGTATTAACACTACTACAGATACAGAACACTGTTATATTTCTATTGATGAGCTGAACACCGTTTTTTCTGATAGGGCGTCTAACACTTATGAAGGTCAGGCATCTCTAGGTGTTCTCAGAAACTCTTTCGCGAGTTTAGTCGTGCCAGATGATTTGACAAGTAACATTATCACTTTTAGGGACAACTACCCAATCGCAACCCAATATATAAACCCTATTCGAAGACTTGATCGTCTCACGGTGAATATAAGAAATCAATCTGGTGTTCTCATAACACCACCAAACCCTACCGAAGATAATTTTTTAGTTCTTCGATTCGTCTGTAGAAAACCCAACTTGTAATTTTTCTCCCCTTAAATTAGTATTACCATGTCCGCCGGTGTTGTTCAGTTGATAGCGATCGGTGCTCAGGATAAGTTTATCATGGGCAATCCCGAAATCTCATTCTTCAGTTCAACCTTTAAGAGGCATGCTAATTTTTCACAGTCCGTTGAAAAACAAACCATCCACGGAGAGGTGAAAAACAATTCTATGTCCAGTGTGCAGTTTGAAAGATCCGGTGATCTTTTAGGCTATGTTTATTTTACCCTCGATGATACCAATCAAGCCCTAGATGTGCAGAGATGGGACACAATCATCGATAAGGTGGAGCTTCTTATAGGGGGGTCCGTAATTGACACCCAAGATGCTATATTCACCGAGAAGATTGCCATAGATACATACGCCCAAAATGTATCTAGAAGTGCGAATGGCACACACCCAGGTATATCTGCTCGCTCCTATTTTTACCCCCTTAGGTTTTTCTTTTGTGAGGGGCCACAGTGTGCCCTTCCACTTGTAGCATTAAATTATCATAATGTTGAAATTAGGATCCATTGGGCTACAGCAGCATCTAACTACAACGTAGAGTGCTACGCCAACTATTATTACCTCGATAACGAGGAGCGTGGTCAGGTTGCCACCAGAAAACACGACTTGTTAATAACACAAGTGCAAAAGAACGTTCCCTCGAACTCCCTCGTGCAAGACCTCACGTTTAATCATCCCGTGAAGTATCTTGCATCCTCAGATACTACAACAGACGGTGCTCTCACCTCACCATCAAATAAAATTAAATTAAACATTAACGGTCTAGATGTGAGCAATTACAGATGGGGTAAACCTCATTTCATAGATGTTATGAGCTATTATCACACAAACTTTGTGACTTCACCAGATTTCTTCCTTTACTGTTTCTGCCTCTCAACGAGCTCCCTCCAACCTACAGGCACACTCAACTTCAGTCGTCTCTCATCAGCTAAGATCATGAGTGAGTCTATGAACATTAATGACCCAATTTATGCAGTAAACTACAACATACTCCGTATAGACAATGGTATGGCTGGTCTACTTTATGCAAATTAAAATACTAATCTATATTAAATGGTCAAGACCTTGCCTACCGTGGAGCGGTCCACTAAGATTCGGTTTGGTAAAAACGCCTTAGAAGACCAGGGTGAAAACACGATCGTTCTAAATGCGAGTAATACCGCAGTTGATGCATCTCTAGGTGGTGCGGTATATATTTCACCAGTTCGTTTTGAACCAGATTATGATCAAAATGATGCCATCGTTCTCATGATGTATAATACCAACACAAAAGAAATGGTAGAATCTGGAGAACCCGCATCAACACTGATTTCTGACGTGAGTCTTCAAGGTGCTACACTACAAGGCAATGTGACATCGAACTCTATGATTTTTTATAATAATGCGGTTGCATTTGTAACTAGTGGAAATGTCGGTATAGCCAATTCATTAGCGTCACACACCCTAAGTGTTGGTTCAAACCTTTACGTTGATGATACAGGATCTAATATTCTCGTCATAGCCGGTGGTGTCTCCATCGATGGAAATCTTACTGTGAATGGTGGAGTCACTACAATTTCCACTGAAAATCTTACGATTGACGATGCCATTATAGAACTGGGGAAGAACAACATATCTGAGGATACAGGTCTCATCATGACCCGCTCAGGATCAAATGTCACTGTAGGATTTAGAGAGGTGGAAAATGAGTTTGTCTTGGCGTATACCCAAAGTAGTGCCGAGAGCAATGTAATTACACCCATAACTTCGGAAGACTTGGATGTTCATGTGTATGGTGGCGTATTGACTGAATCAAATGTGGGTGTTAAAACCACCTCACCAGATGCCGAATTACACGTTGTTGGTAATGTGTATGTTTCTTCAAACTTGACAGTTGATACGGACACCTTCCATGTTGACGTGGAGGCTGACCACGTTGGTGTCAACACTAAAAATCCTGAAGCGGAGCTTCACGTGGTTGGAAACGCCTATGTGTCCTCAAACCTGACTATTGATACAGATACCTTTCATGTAGATGTTGAGGCTGACCATGTAGGTATCAACACTAAAAATCCTGAAGCAGAGCTTCACGTGGTTGGTAATGTATACGTTTCTTCAAATCTAACTATTGACACAGACACCTTCCATGTTGACGTGGTGAACGACTCCGTTGGCGTCGGGACTGTGAACCCAACCTCAAACCTCCACGTAGTTGGTAATACCTACATCTCTTCAAATGTTACTACAGATGGGACTCTAACCCTCAATCATCCCACAACCGCCCTACTCACAGACCTCAACTCAAATGTTGAGGTCAAATTGGACCAATTAAAGAGTGTAAATATTTCATCTCTAGAAACTGGTCATACCCTTGTGTACAATACTTTTACACAAAGATGGACAAATGATTTCTTAGAGTCTATCGTGGTAGACGTGAAAAATGATAACGTGTCATCCATGTCCAAGGGTGATGCTGTATGTGTCGTCGGTCGAGACGGTATATATCTCAAAGTCCATCTCGCAGATGCGAGTGATCCCGCCAGAATGCCCTCCATTGGTATAATTGATCAGGATCTCGAACCAGGTGAGACTGGGCATGCGATCACATTCGGACGAGCGAATAATGTGAGTATCCCATTCATAGAAAGTGAAACAGTTTACGTGAGTAATACAAACCCTGGACACCTCTCCAACGTGAAACCGTATGGGTCCACCGATTTAATCCAAAATATGGGTATCGTCGGGTTGAAGAGTTCTGGTGCTTCAACGAATGGTGTCATGTTCGTCACGGGTATCGGTCGTTCCAACGATATTCCTAACGCCCCCATCGTCGCCGATGAAGGAGACATCAACTACGTGTAT